TGTTACGATTCTTTTGGTGGTCGATTTTGTAGGGTTATACTGGGCTATTTCATCAGGACATAATTATGCAGAAGCTATGCACATTGTATTTAGTAACGAAGAAATGGCTATTCTAGCGTCTATTATTGGCTTTTGGTTTGGGTCTAGACATTGGGAAAAATAAGTGAATACATCAGAAAAGGGTATAACCCTCATAAAGTATTTTGAAGGAGTACATGCCACACCTTATAGATGCCCTGCGGGCTATTGGACTGTCGGTGTTGGTCATCTTATTAGTTATGATGATGAACTACTTTCTTCATGGGATCGCACTCTTTCAGATGACGAAATAAATAACTTACTAAAAAATGACTTAAAGAAATTTGAAAATGGAGTCCTTCGGTTATTACATCCTAAACAACCAAATCAATCTGAGTTTGATGCTCTTGTTAGCTTTAGCTTTAATCTTGGCTTGGGATGCTTTCAAAGGAGTACAGTTCGTTCGGCTTTTGTGCGTGGTGATAAAAAGAGAGCTGGCGAAGTTCTTTTAAAGTATTGTTATGCTGGAGGACGTAAGCTCAAAGGATTAATTAGAAGACGATTAGCAGAACACGCACTATTCATGGAAAAGGAATTATATGCCACTTAGTAAATTAAAATTTAGACCTGGCATAAACCGAGATAAAACTGATCTTGCTCAAATGGGTGGTTGGTATGATGGTAACTTAATACGATTTAGAGAAGGTTTCGCTGAAAAAATAGGTGGTTGGCAAGCTGAAACTTTTGACCAGTATGTAGGGGAAGCCGTCAAACTATTTGTCTATTCTATAGATACAGGTGCAGAGATAGCAGGATTAGCAACTACTAAGAAAATATATATTAGAGCGAGTACTAGGCTTTATGATATTACTCCTATCCGTGCAACTTACACTACTTCAACCACTCCTTCGACAGACAACTGTTTTACTACTAACACCACTGCAGGCACTGAAGGCCAAGTCTTAGTAACACTTACTGGACACGGTGCTACTACAGGTGATTATGTTACTTTTAGTGGTGCATTCGCAGTCGGCGGTATTACAGCCCCACAACTTAATATAGAATTTGAAGTAACGGTAATAGATGCTGATACATTTACTATTGAGACCGCTGGAACAGCTACTTCAGCTGCTACAGGTGGTGGTACTGGGATTACTGCAGTTTTCCAGATTAATATTGGTGCCGATTCTTCTATTGCAGGATATGGTTGGGGTGCAGGTACATGGAGTCGAGGAACATGGGGTGGAGCTTCTGTTCTTCCCGTTGTTGTTGATGTGCGTCTTGTCTTTATGGACAATTTTAACAACGACCTTATATTTAATTTAAACAACGAGGGTCAAATTTTCTTTTGGGAATATGATAATACTTTTTCTAATAGAGGGGTATTATTAAGTTCAATAGCTGGCGCAATAGCAGTTCCAGAAAAAACTGAAAAAACATTGTTTGCTTCTAGTGGACACTTACTATGTCTAGGTGCTAGTGCATATAGCGAAACATCTGAAGCAGGCGCTACTATTTCAAGTATTACAAGTTCTACAACGATAGCTACTGTAACTACTGGAACTGCTCATGGATTAGCTACTAATGATTGGATAAGTCTATCTGGACAAACAACAACTGCTTATTCAGGTACCTATCAAATTACAGTAACTAGCACGACTACTTTTACATATACATTACCAGCAGCTACTACATCTCCTGCCACTGTTGCAGGAAGCTACCAAAGTATTAACTACTCAGTTGGCGAATTTGATCCAATGTTAATTAGATGGGCTGACGTTGATGCAGATATAGGACCTAAACCAGAAGTATGGAAACCTGAACTTGCTAATACTGCTGGTTTCTTATTTGTTAAAGAGGGGTCTAGAATTATTACCGGTGCTAATGTAAGACAAGAAACTCTTATATGGACAGACACATCACTTAGTACACTACAATTTTTAGGTACGGCTGAAGTATTTGGGCTACAACTTTTATCTAATGATACTAACATTATGGGGCCTAATGCGTGGGCAAGTGTTAATAACAATATGTATTGGATGGGAACGGATAACTTCTTTGTATATGATGGTAGAGTTAATGTTCTTAAATGTCCTTTACTACGATATGTATTTGATGATATTAATAGAGAACAAAGTCAACTTGTTTATGGTGGTACTAATAAAGAATTTAATGAAGTAATATGGTTTTATTGTTCAGGTGGGGCAACACCTTCTGCTACAATTGATCGTTATGTAATCTACAACTATCGTGATGACATTTGGTATTACGGACAACTTAACAGAACAACTTGGGTAGATGCTGGAGTTAATCAATATGCACTAGCTACTTCAGGGGGGTATATATACTCACATGAGAATGGCCCTAACGATGGTCAACCTTTAGGTGCAGCGCCTTTAGCTATTAACTCATACATTGAGTCTGCCTTTATGGATATAGCTGATGGTGAGTTTTATATGTTAACAAAGCGTGTCATTCCTGATGTAGACTTTACTACATCACAAACTGTTAACCCTGTAACAGGAGCAACATTAACACCTGCAGTTGATATGGCAGTTGCAGTTAGTAAGTTTCCAGGAGCAGCAACACAAACTACAGATGTAGCGGGAGCAACACTAACTAGAGGGGTTACAACAAGTGCTACAACAATAGATCAGTATACTAATCAAGTATTTATAAGAGCACGAGGACGACAAATGAACTTTAAAATATCATCAGATACTGTAGGCACACAGTGGCAACTAGGGGATACAAGAGTCGATGCTAAACCAGATGGACTAAGAGGATAACATGGCACACGTCGTACAACCTAAAGCACCTAACTTAGCACTTCCTAAAATAGAATATAGTGAAGACCAACAGAACCAACTACAGAATCAGCTAAGGTTATACTTTGCACAACTAGATAAAGCACACTTAAATGAGATTAGAAACTTACACACTAACAATGTGATGCATTGGATGGGAATATAATGTCAGGTGAATTTACAGAACTAACAGGTAAAAAATTAGGACAAGCGGCAGTTACTGCAACTGCAGCTATTGTGTATGAAACTCCAGTTAACACACGTACTTATATAAAAGATATTATGGTAGCCAATACTACGGGTGGTTCACTTGATGTACAAGTATATATTGTTGCAAGTGGGGGTGCAGCAGCTACTTCTAATGCTCTTATATACAACAAAACAATAGCAACAAAAGAATATTTACAATGGTCAGGGTTACAGATAACTAATCCTGGAGATACGATACAAGTTTTAGGCAGTTCAACAGGACTTACTATAACTATATCAGGGGCTGAAGCCGTATAAAACGGTTTATAACTAACACATTACATGGTATTATTCAATATAAACGATTAGGAATTTAAATGGTAGACTATCAAAACACAGCGCAAGGATTAGCTACTTTAGGTAGAGGAGGAGACTCTACTTTAGTGCATATGCAACCAGAAGAAGTAGAAGGACTTCAACAACTAGCTCTAGCTAACGGTACTTCACTAACTGTAAACCCTAATACTGGAATGCCAGAAGCCTTTAATTTACGTGGTTTACTTCCTATGGTTGCTGGAGTTGGATTAGCAGCGGCAGGGATGGACCCAATGATGGCTGGGCTTATGTTAGGTGGAGCAACTGCTGTATTAGAAAATGATCTAGGCGCTGGTTTAGGCGCTGGTTTAGGCGCTTACGGTGGCGCTAGTTTAGGAAAATCTTTAGACCTATTAGGAGCAGAAACAGTTCCAATAGGGAGTACAACAGGTGAGATTGTAACAGATCAAATACAACAAAACCTTTCTAATATGAACCCGACTATCGCGGGACCATCAGGTCCAGGTATGACAGGTTTTTCAAGCACAGCAGGTGGCGGTACTATGGGAATACCTAATGCAGCAAACGCTGTTGGTGTTAACCCTGCTTACCCTCAAGGACCTGAATTCCAAGGTACTAACGTTGGATCAATACCTAGAAACGTTACCCCTAATTTAGCCGGTACTAATCCTGCTTATCCTCAAGGACCTGGATTTCAATCTCCTCCAGCTAACAAACCAACTATGTATAGAAATTATACTCAAAGCGGAGGAGTAACTGGTAGTCCACCAGTTAATAATCTTCCCGTTGCAGCTAACCCTGCTTACCCTCAAGGACCAGGGTTTCAAGCCACTGCAGATACAGCTACTAAATTTAAAATGCCAGGTTCAGGAGTTCCTGGAGAAGCTGTTTACGGACAAGTTTCTGAAGATGGGTTAACAGGTTTAGCTAATAGAGCTGGAAATAGAGTTAGCAACATGGGTAGAGGTATTGATACATTAGTTAATGATTATGATAGAGCTAGAGAAATATTAGGTACTCAATCTGAACAAGTGCCGGTATTTAATCCTGATGGATCTGTACAATCATACACAATGTCAAAGGCAGTACCTCTAGATAACATAGATATGGCAATGAAGTTTGGTCTACCTATTGCTGGAGGAGTAATGGCTGGTTTAGAACCAGAAGATTTTGAACAACAAAGCATAGACATGACTCAATTTGAAGACACTAGATTTAGAGGTCCTGACGGGCAACTTAATCTATCAGGTCAGACTGGATTAAATTTAAATAATCCTTATGGTTATACAGCAGGGGGCTACGGATACGCAGAAGGCGGTGCTGTAGAACAAGGAATGGAAGCAGCTATAGCTAGAAATATAGGAAAAACCTATACACCGCCTACCCCTGTATCTGCCCCTGTATCTGCCCCTGTAGCTCCCTCTAATATAAATGTAGGAGGCTTTCGTAGTGCTCCCTCTAATTTAACAGGAGGCATGGGTTCTTTGAATGTAGGGACAGGAACCATAGGAAAGTCACCTAATGCTGTAGCAGCTAAAGCTATTGAAGATGCAAAACCTAAAACAAGAACAATGCAGGGGATGTATGGAATGCAAATGACTGTGCCTATTGATTATGACCCTGGGACAAAGTCTGTGTTTGGAAGTAGAAAACCAAGTCACTATCAGCTAAAAGATGGTACGTGGGTAAAAGGAACACCACCCCCTTCCTTAAATTTATTTAATAGTGATCAAACTAATGCTTATGGGTATGTTAATAAATTTGCAAAAGGCGGTGC